CTTGACCACACGCAAGCGCATACACACGCGACGACAAATAACTGGTATCAATCGGACAAAATAAAAACCAGCCCGAAGGCTGGCTATGTGTTATCTATATCCTTGATATCTTAGATATAGAGAAGTCTCATTAGCACCGATATCTAGTTTGCGTTCTAGATCGCGTTTCGCTCTCTCTTCTATTGATCGATATGTGTGCACTGCATCGCGTATGTGTGCCACCCATGTATATGCTTTGTGGTTATTATTTTTGAGTTCACCTAATTGTTCTCTTGTGAAACTCATTGCATAATCCATATCGGTTTGTTTATCAAACAATTCTAACTGTGTCATAGTTACTCCCAGTAGTTGAACAAGACCGCATCTCTGCGGTTTCGGGTATTAAACCCTCGTCAGTTGTTCTTTTAGTATGCGGTTATGTCCCGCTATTGCCTCTTCTTCTGTCGAATAGCAACCTATCACATTGCTATCGCCATCAGGTTGAAACACGCAGGTTTCATATGAATCGCTATCATCACCTTCTCGTTTGGGTAGCAACACAGTTGATATTGTTACGCCACCAATTGAATTAAGTGATACATGAATTGGTAAAAGTCTGAACCATTCCATTTGTTATCCCCTTTTAGATGGTGTATTGAATGAGTTTTTAGTGTTTACACCATATGCATCATAGGTATCATCAGATGGTGCATACCAACTTTGCAAGACTGCTAACTCTTCTTCTTTAGCATCTTTATCTGCAACGAAGTCACTAGGTTTTTTAGTCATGCGAATCTTGCGTTGCGCATAGTGATGTTCAGCGTGTTCTTTCCAACCATCGTCATCTTTGAATGATGGATCAAGGTGAACAATGACGTGAAGCACTAACAGGCTAACGATAACGATGGTGACTGTCACTCCATCGATATACATTGCACCTGATGTAATGTTCAAAGCATTGCAGTAAAACACCGCCATTACCATCATGCCCATGATAAAACCAGTCAACAAGTTGATGATGCTTTTAATTAATCTGACTTCCATATTAATCTCCAGTTAGTTAATGAATACTGAATCGCTTCAGTAATATTTATATAGGCACAAATCTAGGCAAATTGCAAGTTTTCCGCCATGCGCTAAACCCAAACCCCACCCCCCAAAATTGCGCTTGGGACTCCCGCGCTCCTCCACTCTAAGATTTACACAAACAACCCCACAAAATCCCAAACTTGCACAACATAAATCCCAAACTTGCACAACATAAATCCCAAACTTGCACAACATAAATCCCAAACTTGCACAACATAAATCCCAAACTTGCGCAACATAAGTTCCAACCTTGTAGAGCTAATCTTTGCTATACTGACATCGCAACACAGTTGCATTTTGTTCAAGTCTCCTTTGAGTTGACCCCCACTAGTGGGGGTCTTTTTTTGCCTAGTCCATGTATATAGGTGTTTTCCCTAATACCCCCCGTATAGGAGTCCCAAGTTTTATTTTGACGGGGTATATTTTTGTGTTACAGTCGCCCCCACAACAACTGGAGTGCCGCTTCCTCCATGCAAGAACTTGTTCCTGATATTGATAGCAATATCCCACTACCAGCTTCCGTGACAGAAGCTATGCCAGAGCTTTCTCCAAAAGAAGAGTTGGAGATGCGAGCTAGGACAGTTAAGCTAATATCTGATCTATCGGGTAAACCCGTAGAACCCGGTCAAGAACATAAAGATCAGGCTAAAGACCTAGTACAAACCCTAGTTGCGCAGCCTGAAAATGCCATGAATTTGGCTAGTTATCCCAACGAAACCATTGCATATCTGGCTGGGATGGTCGCTCAACACGACGTCATGGTCGTAAAAGAGCTGGCTGACCTTAAGAAATATGTAGTAAATAAGCTAGTTGCTGAGACCGAACACCCAGATGCCAAGATTCGACTCACAGCACTACGTGCCCTAGGCGAAGTTGATGGCGTAGACGCATTCAAGAAACGCTCTGAAGTCACTCACAAACAACAATCTATTGAAGAAGTCGAAAAAGAGCTTCTCGAAACCCTTGCCAAGCTCGAAAAACGCACGATTGACGTAGAAGTTGTAGAAATCAAGCATGAAAATAACGCAACAGCAGATTGACAAGCTAAAAAGTCTGCTGCCCACAGCCTCACCAGACGAAAAACGCAAGATTCTTGAGCTAATCAAGGTCTGGGACAGCGAATCCGTGCAAATTGTAGGTAAAGACTCCCTTTTGGAGTTCGCAGACCATGTATATCCCGGCTATAAAGTGGGTCCACACCATAGAAGGCTGGCTAAAATCTTTGAAGAGATAGCTGCGGGCAAGAAAAAGCGCGTAATTGTCAATATTGCCCCCCGTCACGGCAAATCTGAGCTGATTTCTTACCTTGCACCCGCGTGGTTTCTAGGTAAATACCCTCATAAAAAGATCATTATGGCGTCCCACACGGCAGATTTGGCTGTTAATTTTGGTCGCAGAGTGCGTAATCTGGTGGGATCAGACACTTATAAAGACATATTTCCGCAGGTAGAACTGCAATCTGACTCCAAGTCAGCGTCACGATGGGGGACTAACTTCAATGGTGAGTACTTTGCAATTGGTGTCGGAGGCGCTCTTGCAGGCCGGGGTGCTGATCTATTTATCATTGATGATCCTCATTCAGAGCAAGAAGCTAAAACAGGGCGACCCGATGTATTTCTTCCTGCTTGGGAGTGGTTCCAGTCTGGTCCTATTCAGCGCCTTATGCCAGGTGGTGCCATTATTATCGTGATGACTAGGTGGTCAAAGCTCGATTTAACTGGACAAATATTGAGCCAGATGGCTCGTGAGGAAGACGTTGATGAGTGGGAAGTCGTAGAGTTCCCAGCCATTCTCAACGACAAGCCGCTATGGAGCGAGTTCTGGACCATTGAGGAATTGCTTTCTAAGAAAGCTGGTATGGACGTGCGGTACTGGGAAGCTCAGTACATGCAAAACCCCGTCTCAGAAGAGGGCGCACTAATTAAAAGAGAGTGGTGGCGCATCTGGGACAAGGACGACGCCCCTAACTGCGAGTTCATCATCATGAGTCTAGACGCGGCGCAGGAAGCTAACACCCGTGCTGACTACAACGCCTTGACTACATGGGGGGTCTTCTATAACGAGGAGACCAACAACCACAGCATCATCTTGCTCAACGCCATCAAGAAACGCATGGAGTATCCAGAGCTAAAGAAGCTTGTCTTGGAAGAATACAAGGACTGGCAACCAGATGCGTTCATGGTCGAGAAGAAGTCCAACGGCTCTGTGCTGTACCAAGAGTTCAGACGCATGGGGATACCTGTGGGAGAGTTCACTCCTGGTAAGGGGCAAGACAAGATAGCTAGGGTAAACGCTGTATCTTCACTCTTCCAAGGTGGGATCGTCTACGCACCAGATAGACGATGGGCACAAGAAGTAATAGAAGAATGCAACGACTTCCCGTCTGGTACAAACGACGACTTAGTGGACTCCACTACTCTTGCACTGTTAAGATTCAGGACTGGTGGGTTTATCCGACTTGACACGGACGAGCCAGAAGACATTACGTGGTTCAAAGGTCGCCGCGCCAAAGAGCGGTTTTACACAGTTTAAGGAAACATCATGGCAACAGGATACATGGGCAGTGGTGACATGGCTAAAGGTTTATACCAAGCCCCTTTGGGATTGGAAGATGAAATTGGTGATATGTCAGGCCCTCCACTTGAGATTGAGATCGAAGACCCAGAGAGTGTAAATATTGGTTTAGGTGACATAGAAATACAACTAAAACCACAAAAGAAAACAGCAGAAGACTTTGATGCCAACCTTGCAGAGTACATGGACGACAAGGAGCTTGCTTCTCTAGCAGGAGAGTTGGTTGGCGACTTTGATAAAGATATCTCTGACCGCAAAGAGTGGATACAAACGTATGTAGACGGACTAAAACTACTTGGCCTGAAATACGAAGAGCGTACCGAGCCTTGGCAAGGTGCGTGTGGTGTGTTCCACCCGATGCTCACAGAGTCAGTTGTCCGGTTTCAATCGGAAGCCATGATGGAGACATTTCCAGCACAAGGCCCTGTTAAGACACAGATCGTTGGTGCTATTACTAAGTTACGGGAAGAAGCAGCCACGCGCGTGCGCGAGGACATGAACTACCAGCTAACTGAAACAATGACGGAGTACAGGAACGAGCACGAGAAGATGTTGTGGTCATTGCCATTAGCAGGCTCCGCGTTCAAGAAAGTGTATTACGACCCAAGCAAGGGGCGTCAAGTTGCGATGTTTATCCCTGCTGAAGACATCGTAGTGCCATATGGGGCTAGCAATATTGAAACAGCC